AGAAGAACTTTTACTTGCAGACGGATTTGAGGCCGCTCTTATAGGTACTGGGGAGCGTTGTGGGCAACCAACAATTGCAGTATATGACCGAGAAAAATGTATCGAGGTTTTGGAAAAAAGGGATGGTATGACCCAAGAAGAAGCCAATGAGTTTTTTGAGTTCAATGTAGTGGGGGCATGGGTTGGGGAACAAACTCCTATATTTGTAGATTTTGAAGGGGGTAAGTAGTGGCAAAGACTGTCTTTGAAGTGCTAGTAGAAAAGATTACAGACCAGAAACGGTCTAATGAAGACTTTATAAGAACCGGGGCTGCTAAGGATTACGCCTCCTATAAAGAAATATGTGGTGTGCTTCGGGGTCTGGACACCGCATTACGAGAAATAAATGACCTCTCGCGTATACATATGGAAAACCAAGATGACTGAAATGACTGCGTTAGAAATGAAACGTCAGGAAAAAATGCAGGAGGAAGCAGTAGCTCAAGAAGAGTTAGACGCTCTTATCCCTAAACCTGTGGGTTATAGGATACTTGTTGCCCTTCCTAATGTAGAAGAAACGTTCGATGGTGGCATCGTTAAAGCCGCTAAAACCCTCCGTGATGAGTACGTCCTGTCTACAATAGGGCTGGTGCTTGACATGGGTGAGCAAGCGTATGCTGATAAAAGCCGATTCCCTACTGGCCCTTGGTGTAAACAAGGGGACTATGTAATGTTTCGGGCCAATACTGGCACACGTTTTAAGGTCGGCAAGCAAGAGTATCGTCTAATGAATGATGATTCTATTGAAGCCGTAGTTGATGATCCGAGTGTAGTATCTCGTGCAAATTGAGGAATAAACCATGCCAATACAGAAAGTAGAGTACGAATTTCCCGACCCTGACAAAACTGAAGCTGCCGCTGAAGTAGAAGTCGAAACCAAGGTAGACGCTCCTGAGATCGAAGTGGAGGGGGCTGTAGGTCGTGAGGTTATAGAACCACCAGCAAAGAAACCTACTAAGGTAGAAGTAGTAGAGGACAAGGAAGTAGAAGTAGAAGTGGTGGATGACACACCTCAAGCGGATAGGGGGCGTAAAGCATCCGATCCTCCTGAAGAAGTTACTAATGAAGAACTAGAGAATTATTCGGAGAAGGTTAAGAAACGGATAAACCATTTCAGCAAGGGCTACCATGACGAACGCAGGGCAAAAGAAACTGCGGAACGGCAGAAAGAGGAAGCCATTGCTTATGCCCAACAGTTGATTGATGAGAACAAGAAACTCAAGGGAAATGTTAACCAGAGCCACAACACCCTGATTGAGTCTGCTAAAAAGCAAACTGAAGGGGAAGTGGCTATAGCGAGTAAAAAATACAAGGAAGCGTACGAAAGTGGTGAGCCAGACGCGATTGTGGCTGCTCAAACTGAGCTTAATACGGCACAGATAAGGGCTGAAAAAGTAAAAGCACTTAAACCCCGTGCTGTTACTACAGCAGAAGCAACTTTACAACCGCAGCAAAATACTGTTCAATCGCAGGTACAACAGACGCAACAACCTGTTAAAGATGAAAGAGCTGAAGCATGGCGCGACGAAAACCCGTGGTTTGGCTCTGATGATGAAATGACAGCACTTGCGTTAGGATTGCATACTAAACTGACAAAAGAGAACATTAGTCCTCAGTCAGATGAATACTACGAGAAAATTAATTCTCGGATGCGTGAAGTATTTCCCTCTCAATTTGATGAGGGGATAGAAGATGAACCGGAAACACCCAAGAAGAAATCGAGTAATGTGGTTGCACCCGCTACGCGGAGCACAAAGCCTAACAAGGTGACTTTATCGCAAACACAGGTAACTCTAGCGAAACGTCTTGGAGTCCCGCTGGAAGATTACGCCCAACAGGTTGCAGATTTAAGAGGAAACAGAAATGGATGAGAATAGACTAGATAGAGAACTAGATACTAACGAGAAGAAAGCCCATAAACCGGCGTGGAAAAGACCAGAGCTTTTACCTGATCCGACCCCGCAAGAGGGCTATACTTTTCATTGGGTTCGTGTTTCAACAAACGGTCAACCTGATCCAACTAATGTTTCTTCTAAGTTACGAGAAGGTTGGGAGCCATGCAAAGCTACGGATCACCCTGAGATTCAGTTGGTGAGTATCGAAAATGATCGCTTCAAAGACAATATTGTCATGGGCGGTTTAATGCTTTGTAAAGCACCCAAAGAACTTGTTGAAGAACGTAGTGCTTATTATAAAGAAACTAATGAAGCGCAAATACGTTCTGTAGACAATAACTTAATGCGAGAGTCTGACCCTAGGATGCCTATGTTTAATGAACGGTCTACTAAGGTTACTTTCGGTAAATGATAATTAGGAGATATTCTAATGGCTTCAACAGCGACCCCTTATGGGTTAAAGCCTATAAATGAAATCGGGGGGCTTCCGTACGCGGGATCAACTCGAAAACTTCCTATTACATCTGGCTTTGGTACTAATCTTTATTATGGCGCAGTTGTTTGTATTGCTGCCAACGGTACTATTGAGCTAGTAACTACCAACGGGGATAATTCAACACCTTTCCCTGCTGGTACAATAGGCGTGTTTATGGGCTGTTCCTACACAGACGCAACGTTGGGATTTGTTAATCGTCAGTACTGGCCTACCGGCACAGTGGCTTCTGATGCGTTAGCATTCATCGTAGATGACCCCAACACATTGTTCCAAGCTCAAGCTGCGGGTTCTATTACGCAAGCTGACTTAGGGCAAAATACGCACTTTGACGCGGTACAGTCTACCAGTACAGGTAGTACTTCTACTGGCAATTCAAATACTGCGTTAGATGCAACAACTAACACTACTGCGGGATGGGCTTTCAGAATCGTTGATTTTGTTGACGCACCCGGAAGTGAAGTTGGTGACGCATACACTGATGTGATCGTAAAGTTCAACCCCGGATCACATTCATACACTAACCAGACAGGTATATAAGGAGACTTGAGATATGGCTATTTCACGAGCACAACTCCTCAAGGAACTTTTACCGGGTTTAAACGCCCTGTTTGGCCTTGAGTATGCACGATATGGTGAAGAAACTAAGGAAATCTTTGAAACAGAGACTTCTGACCGTTCCTTTGAAGAAGAGGTGAAGTTATCAGGTTTTGGCGCTGCCCCAGTTAAAAACGAAGGCGCGGCAATAGCTTATGACAATGCCCAAGAAACTTACACAGCACGTTACGTGAATGAAACGATTGCTATGGGATTCTCAATAACTGAAGAAGCTATTGAAGATAACCTGTACGATTCGCTTTCTGCACGTTATACAAAGGCACTAGCTAGAGCGATGGCTTACACCAAGCAGGTTAAAGGTGCGACTATCCTCAACACTGGTTTTGCTGGCGGCCCTACTTATGGGGACGGCCAGACTTTGTTTTCAACAGCGCATCCACTCGTTTCGGGTGGAACTAACTCAAACACTCCAGCTACTGGCGTTGATTTAAACGAAACTTCTTTGGAAGCGGCGGTTATTTCAATAGCAGGTTGGACTGATGAGCGTGGCCTGTTGATTGCAGCTAAACCTCGTAAGCTTGTTATTCCTCCTGCGTTGCAATTCGTTGCTACACGCTTGATGGATTCTGAGCTGAGAGTTAGCACTGCTGACAATGACATCAACGCAATGCGTAATAACGGTACAGTTCCAGAGGGTTATACAGTTAATAACTACCTGACTGACGGTAACGCATGGTTCTTGATGACTGACGTGCCAAATGGTTTAAAGCACTTTATCCGTACCCCAATGTCTACATCTATGGATGCTGACTTTGATACAGGTAATAGCCGCTATAAAGCCCGTGAGCGATACAGCTTCGGCGTATCTGACCCACTGGGTATATACGGTTCAGCAGGTGCGACCTAACCACTCCTTAAAATCATAATAAGATACTCTCTTGATAGATTTTAGCCCCGCCTTGTGCGGGGTTTTTTATTGGGATACACTAACAAAGCTATCGGGAATAACCCGTGTATCTGACAGCTCCCGACTGACTTCATGCAGACAGATACACCTCAACTCGCATGAGAGGAACATATAATGGCTAGAACCACTTTCTCCGGCCCTGTCCGATCACTCAATGGATTTGTTTCCGCTGGGCCGGGTGCGGCACAAGAAATTACCGCTGATAACACCACATTGGCGTTATCAATTTTCCCCACTCCTACATTAGACGCTAATAACAACCCTACTGGGGCTATTACTCCGGGTAATGCTGGGGTTATTAATGTCTATGCTTCAACTAATGGAACAGGAGCAGGGCAACTTACACTTCCGGCAGTATTGGATACTGTGCCTTCAAGCACTACTCCCCCTACTGACCCTACAGCTCCTGACCAACAAAACCAGCTAGGTGCTCAGATTGTTGTCATTAGTGGGTTTGACCTTGCTAACGATTTAGTTGTTAAGCCATCTGGCGCAGATGTGTTTACAGGGTATGCAATGTCTGTAGATTCAGCGGGACTTACTAAAACATTCCTAGCTACACCGGGCGATACTACATTCACATGGAATGGTGGTACTAAAGGTGGCGACATAGACAGTGTTATTAAATGTACTATTGTTGCTGCCAATACATGGTATGTAGAAGCCATATGTTTTGGTGCTGGTGGTGGGGCTGGCGTTACTCCATTTAGTGCTTAATCCTAACTTTGAGGAGTAATTTATGGCCGATGCACTTACAAGCCAAGTAATACAGGACGGTGGGCGAACTGCTGTCCTGAAATATACCAACATTAGTGATGGGACGGGACAAGCTGACGCGGTATTAATAGACGTGTCTAACCTTGCTGCTGACCCTGTAACCAAGCAAGCTTGTACTGGAGTTACCCTTCAGACTATTACCTTTTCCAATATTGGCATGGGTGTAGAACTGTTGTGGGATGCAACCACGAATGTGCCTTTACTGAACCTTCCGCAGGATTGGGAAGATACCATTGACTTTTCAGCTTTTGGTATTCCTAACAATGCAGGGGCGGGGAAGACAGGGGACATATTGGTTACTACAGTAGGAGCAACAGCAGGGGATACGTATTTGTTGGTAATCACAGTGACTAAAGATTACGCTGCTCCCTAATGCCAAGTAAAAGTGCCAAACAAGCACGGTTTATGGCAGCAGTCGCTAACAACCCTAAGTTTGCTAAGAAGGCGGGAGTCCCTACGTCTGTAGGTAAAGAGTTCGCTGAAGCAGATAAAGGAAGAAAATTTAAACGAGGTGGGCCTATGCCTAGTTATTTTAAAAGTAGTTCAAACAAACCGGGTAAAGCCGTAAAAAAATACAGTGAGGGTGATATGGTTTCTAAAGCACACAGAGAAAGAGTTATTCGTAACTTAGATGATGAAGACTATCGCATACGCAATCGAACTGGTAGTAATACAGATGCAGAACGAAGGCGTATAAACAGGGAAAAAGAGTTTGAAAAAAGCGGCATGGCTGGCGGCGGTAAAGTCAAGAAGCAAGGATACAATGACCGTTTAGACGAGTCTTTAGGTGCTAGGAATGGCAAGAAGTCTCAGAGCCTTAAATCTCGTAGAGATGAGAGTAAAGGCATGGAAAAAGCTATGGGTAAAGGCGCGTATTCAGGCGCTTCTACTATGATGGCTGGCGGCGGCAAAGTTAATAAAACCGCCAGAAAGCGTGGTGATGGCCCAATTATGCAACGTGGATTTACACGCGGTGGAATGGTTTAAATAGTTGATACATAAGGAGATATACTATGGCTGGCTTATTTGGCAGACCTGATCCAAACGATACACAAGCACCTAAACATAAAGCAGAGAAGAAAGAAGCTGCCCCTAAAAAAGCAGCAAAGAAAAAATCTGCTAAATAGAGGTATTCACGATGATGTCATGCCGAGGTATGGGGAAAATTAACCCTAAAAAAATGCCTAAAGCAGGGGCAAAACCCACGGTTTTTAAAGATGGTGGGTGGATTCAGAAGGCTATTAAAAAGCCCGGAGCTTTACGTAAGGAGCTGGGTGTAAAAGAAGGGGATAAAATCCCAGCTAAAAAGCTTAATACTGCTGCGAAAGAGTCTGGCAAGTTAGGACAACGCGCACGATTAGCTAAGACCTTGAGGGGTATGGCCTAGTGGCTACTACTAATACTGCATCGTTTATAATGGATTTCACGGAGATTGCCGAGGAAGCCTTTGAACGTGCGGGCCGAGAGCTTCATTCTGGCTATGATCTGAAGACTGCTAGGCGTTCCATGAATTTGCTTACTATTGAGTGGGCAAACCGTGGGGTCAATATGTGGACGATTGAAGAAGGGTTTGTAAATCTGGGTGCGGGG